TGCAAAACGCCTTTTACAACAGTATCGGCGGTTGTTTCGCTAATAACTCCTGTGGAAGTGTTGTAACTTCCCGGTGTTACTCTCCTTACCGTCACGCTTGAACCAACGCCCGGTATCTCCGCAACTTTGTCGATTACTTTTTGTATGGCAGCAGCAAATGACGGCATTACACTAAATAAGCAATAACAGTTCCGCTATCTAGCTTCACGCTTGTAATGATGCCCTCGATGGCTGTATTTGATTTAAACTGTAGCCCAGTTAAATCGCCTGTGATGTTTTCAGCTACCAAAGTATTAATAACTGAATCTTGCAATGCTTTGATGCAACCGAAACGGCCAGTATGTGCGGCTGTATCGTTGATTATTTTGGCAGCGGGATAGTAGCCCATTAAATTAACTCCTTTTTAGTGAAATGTTACCCGGTCCGCTGATTCGCAGCCCAGTAAAGTACCGTTCAAAAAGCGGCGGCACTCTGTCAGCGCCAACAGCGCCGTACTTATCTGGTTCAACGGCAACACCGCCTACACCAACTCTTTTATAATCCTCTAAACCTGATAAACCTAGGCCAAACCAGTTGTATATGTACTTGTAAAAGTGTCTGGCTTTCTAACTCCTGTTCTTGGCCATTGCAGCGCCTGTGTATCTGAAGCCCTAGCGCCTAAAAATCTTTCACGGTCAATCCGTTGTGTTGCTGTATATAAAGCCCTATTTTTTTGATCTGTTGTAGCACTAGCCCAAGCCGCTACGTCATCATCTTCAACCAAACCGTCCACAATGGCTTGTGCATCAGCCAAAGTTAGATAGCTATTTGCTGACGCGCTTCCCGCTGTTGCTGTTATGCTTATTGCCATTTAATTGTGATGATTTAGTCTTTTTTTTGGGTTTTGGGGGAACCGAGGCCACTTTTGCGGCCTCCTGTTCTCTTAAACGCCTAAATGCGAATATTCCCATTAACCAGCTTTTAATATCTGGTAGTTTAGTACGATTGCCTCGCCTAAAGAACCCGCAGAAACATTAGCTACTGTGATCGCGAAAGACCCTGCTGCTATTGAATTTGCTTGTACCAAATATGACCCGGCTGTACCAGCGCTTGCGTGGTTAACCACAACTACATCACTTGCAGTACATTCAGAGTTTGTAACTGTGAAAGATACTTCAGCGGCAGCGGCTAGTGCAGCGTCAGCCATTGTTATAACTCCTGCAACTTTGTTTAAAGTTACACCAGTTGCCTTGTTTGTGGCCTGAGTGACAGAACCTGTCTGGTCAGAACCTACACCGAGGGCGGCCCCGGCTGTTGCTTCAAATACTGATGGCATAATTAGTTACCTCTAGTCTTGAGTAGATACGTTAGTAGCTCTAACGATACCGATGTTCTTAGTCTCGTAAACTTTCGACCAGTTAGCTACGGTTGCTAGAACTGTTCTATTTGGGTTTGTTGTTGTAACAGCCCACTTAGAACCTACTGGGTGGTAGCAGTAGTGTAGGTCAACAGCCATTGCGTCAGACTTAGCCAAAATGTCTCTGTCTGTCTCAGTTGTTAGCCCTGCTTGCTCGCCACTTGCTACAGCACCGGGAGTAAAGAAATATGTTGAATACTCTGTAGATGCACCAGAACCAGTTGTAGAAACATCATCTGATACGATCACGCGTAAACCGCAATATGTAGGAACTGTATCGTTTCCACCGCCGTATGCTGGGGCAATAGTACCACCAGATGCAGTTGCAGAACCGCCGTTTCCGTCACTTGCAAGAACATAGTCAACCATTTTTCTCTCAACGAGATCATAGTAGACCTTGCTATGCATACAAACTACTGAAAGTTTGTCGCCCTGATCTCCAAGGATTGATCTAGCTTTAGCAACGTGCTTTGGACTAAGTCCTGTTGGTGTGTCGCCACTTTCAGAGTCAATACATAGATCAAAGAAAGCTGAGTTAGAATCGTTTGCATTTATAGAACCAAATACACCGTCTAGACAAGCTAAAAGGTCTTTCTGTCTTTGGTTAGCAATATATGCACCGATCTTTTGACCAATCGCAGCCATTGGGTCAGAACCCGCTGCAAGTGCTGCTAAATCTCTTGATTCAAATGCACGACCTCTATGTAGGATTACCCCAACTTGCTTGTCGGTTGTGATCTTACCGGGTGTTAAAGAACTTGAATCAGATAAAACCTCAAAATCTCCACTCAAGTTTGCAGAGAAAAAAGGTACGTTTATTAGATCACCACCCTCAGTAGCGTTTAATTCAGCCATAGGTTGAACAACACCGCTTGCTAGGAAAGAATCCCTTTGTGTGGTCTGTTCTATAACATACGGCGTAAACACCTCGGGGATAATCATGTCACTACGAAGAGTAGCCATTGAAAATCTTGAAATAAAGTGTACGATATTGCGGGCGCAGCCCTACAGAGTCCGGCGCAGCCTTTCCCTAGTTACGATCTATAATAACCAAAAAACTATAAAATCAACAACTAATTTTTAGCAGCCGCCTTTAATTGGTCATAAAGTGGCCTGTTTGTTTTATACAATCTCATCTGTTCTGTAAGGTTTCCACCGTTTTCAAATGGGTTTTTGTCCATTCCAATAGGTAGGTTCCCTGATGTTTTTCTACCAATCGGTGCGCCTGAGCCTCTCGCGGGGTCAGATTTCTTTAACCAATCTGGTAGGCTCTCAGCCCACTTGGCAACTGGGGTTTCCTCATATCCATCAACAACAACTACCGTTCCATCTTCCCGCCTTTTGATTTGCTCCGGGCTAAGTTTTGTTTTTAATACCATGTCGGGGTCATGGACAATATCAGCCAAAGCAGAGACCGTTGGCGTAATTAATTCCAACTCTTTTACTCTTTGTTCTAATTTTTTTATCTGTTCATCTTTTGTTGCACTTGCCTCCCTGAACTGCTGATCTCGTGCCTGAAGCGCTTCTGTATACTTTCCTTTTGCCTCTAGTTCCGCTTGCTCGGCTTTTTGTTTGAACTCTAGTAGTTTTTGTACGTCCGTACCGTCAGGCATTGTGGAAAGCGTTTGTTCTAGCTTCTGAAACTTTTTCTTTTCGTCTAGTAATTCTTTGTTTTTTGCGTCCATTGATTGAACGCGACTTTCGAGAGCCTTGATTTGTGAAAGTAGCTCTTCGTTGTTGTTACCAGTTGGCGCAGCCTCTTGGTTAATTTCTTCTGACATAAACCCGCAGGGTAAATTTGTTTTTATATTAACTCCACTTTACACGATTGGCCCAATATGCCGCACTTGTCTTGCCTTTTGCAATATTTTTGGCGTGTCTCGCCTTAAAACTTTTGCGTTTTGCCTTGTCTGCCTCTGAT